TCGATTGGACTATTCCCGCGTTGCCTGACGGGAGCTGGAATATCTGATGCGCGCTCCTGTCAGCATGGGGCGCGGCGTCGCCAGGATGCCGCTGCATCAGCGCTCCCGCATGGGTTCGCGCACGTCGCAGGGCGCATCCCTCCCGGCTCCTGTGGGAGGCTGGGACGCGGTTTCGCCGTTGGCGAACATGCCTAAAGACAGGGCTATTACGCTCGACAACTGGTTTCCCCAGCCGGGTTGGGTAGAGGTCCGGCGAGGATCGAAAATTCATGCTGGCAATATGGGGGCCGGCGTTGTCGATACCCTGATTGCCTATAATGGCCTGTCGGATGCAAGCTCCAAACTGTTCGCCGTTACCGGAGGGACCATCTACGATGTGACCTCGGAGGCGGACGGCACCTCAACCAGTGTCACAAGCCTCAACAGCAATCGCTGGCAATATGTCAACTTCACCAACTCGAGCGGCACGCACTACATTTGGGCATGTTCCGGGTTTGATACGCCACAGATTTATGACGGCTCGAACTGGTCAACCCCGACGATCACGGGCATCTCGTCCTCCGACATCATCAATGTAACGGTCCATAAGAACCGCCTGTGGTTTGCCCTTTCCGGGACGATGGATGCGGCCTACCTTGCCACGGATTCAATTCAAGGCGCCGCGACAAAGTTCCCGCTCGGCACGATCATGGCAAAGGGCGGCTTCCTAGTGGCAATCGCTACCTGGACCCATGATGCCGGTAACGGCCCTGACGATTATATCGTCTTCCTCTCGAGCAGGGGCCAGGCTGCGGTTTACGCCGGCACTGATCCAGGTGATGCGACTGCATGGGCTCTTGTCGGCGTTTACGACATGGGCGCCCCGCTCGGCTATCGCTGCCTGACCAAGGTTGCTGGAGACCTCGCGCTCGTCGGAATTGATGGTGTGCTACCTTTCTCTGTTGCCCGCGCCCAGGACCGTGGTGCCGCTGCTGCCGTCGCCATTACCGCGAACATCAACAACGCGATGAACGCTGCGGCGCGGGACTATGGGTCTAATTTCGGCTGGGAGTTGGTGCCGTATCCAAGGGGAACGCGCGCCATCCTGAATGTCCCGATCCAGGAAGGTTCGCTTCAATACCAGTACGTCATGAACACCCTGACCGGCGCCTGGTGCCGGTTCAAGGGCATGAACGCGAATTGCTGGGCCGTCTTCCGCGACAAGCTCTATTTCGGCGGAAATAACGGCAAGGTCTACGAGGCCGACACCGGAAGCTCGGACGATACGAGCACGATCGACGCCATCGGGCAGACTGCATACAGCTACTTTGGATCGCGCGGAAACAACAAGCAATTCCGCATGATCCAGCCGCAGGTCACGACGGATTCTCCGGCAAACCCTGCAATCGGCCTTTCGACGGACTTCAAGGACAATGCGGTTCTTGGCACGCCGCAAAGCGCCTCCATTGTCTCTGCGATCTACGATAGCGGCGTCTACGATACTGACGTTTACGCGACGGAATCGCGCAACGTGTCTGATTGGACCGGCGTTGCTGGCGTGGGCCAAAGTGGCTCGGTGCATTTCAGATCCAAAACGGGTTCTGACTTTTCGCTTCCCGTTTCTGGCGAGACGATCGTGCGTCTTAACGGCTTCAACCTGATCTACGAAACTGGCGAGTTCCTGTGAGGCTCATTATCGGCTGTGACGAGCTCGTTGCGTCGTGGGTCGGGGAGAAGTTGGGGACGAGAATTGTCCCGCCATATACAGCGATCGGGGCGACGATTGACGGGCGCGATCTTTGCGCCGGCGCGGTCTTCAACGACTTTACCGGTGCCAACATCGAATTGACCGTAGTTGGCGATCCTGTTCCGCCTGCGTTCTCCAAGGAAATACTGAGATACGTTTTTGGTCAGGTTGGCGCCTTGCGCCTGTCGATCAAGACGAAACGGTCAAACAAGCATGTCAAGACAATGCTTGCGAAACGGAAAGAATTCAAATTTGAGGGCATTAGTCCGCGCTACTTCGGCCCGACCAAGGCCGATGACGCGATCCGATATGCACTCTTCGCTGAAGACGCGAGGAAATGGCTAAATGAACTCTCCTAGTCCGCCTCCTGCTCCCGATCCGGTTGCCACTGCCAAGGCGCAGGGCGACATGAACCAGAACACTGCGACGACGCAGCAGCTTCTGAACATGACCAATCAGGTGACGCCCTATGGCAACCTGACCTACAATCAAACTGGCTCGAACACCTTCACCGGAGCTGATGGCAAGCAGTACAGCGTTCCGCAGTTCACGGCGACGCAGACGCTTTCGCCGGATCAGCAGGAGCTTTTCAACAAGTACACCCAGCAGCAGAAAAATCTCGGCGACATCGGTGTTTCGCAGACCGCCAAGGTCGGCAGCATCCTCAACACCCCGTTCGACGTGAACACGGCCGCGAACAACCAGCAGGCCGATATTCAGCGCAAGCTGCTCGATCCGGTTTGGCAACAGCGCCAATCATCGTTCGACGCCAAGATGAGAGACCAGGGCATTGTCCCCGGTTCAGAGGCATACACGAACGCTGCGCGCGACTTCGGTATGCAGCGGGACAACGCCTATAACTCGGCATTGCTCGCGAGCCGAGGTCAGGCCGTTCAGGAAGCCCTTGCAAACCGTAACCAGCCCTTGAACGAGATTTCGGCGCTGATGAGCGGCAGCCAGGTTTCCCAGCCGAATTTCATCGGTACGCCGCAGACCCAGGTTGCCCCGACCGACTACATGGGCGCGGTCAACATGAACTATCAGGGCCAGCTCAACAACTATAACCAGCAGATGCAGAGCAACAACGCCATGTGGGGCGCTCTTGGCTCTCTTGGCGGCGCGGCTCTTGGCGGCTGGGGCATGGGCGGCTTCAAGATGCCGAAATTTGGCGGTTAAGCGATGGCGCAAGACATCTTCGCTACGTCCCCTCAGATCGATCTCCGCAAGCGCTACGCGCTGTCCTTGCTTCAGCAGAGCACGGATGCCTCCCCGGTTCGTCATCCTCTCCAGGCCGTCGCCAAGGCCCTGCAAGGGGCCATGGGCGGCTATCTCGGATATCAGGCCGATCAGGAGGACAAGGCTGCTGGCGATGCCTGGCTTTCGTCGCTGCCTGGTGTCGGACAGCCCATGTCGCAGCCCGGCGCTAACCAGCCTTCGGCTCAGCCCGCCGCTATGCCGACTGGGAATCCCTCCGAGCCCCGCGGTATCCGCAACAACAACCCCCTGAATATCGAGGCTGGAAACTTCACCCAAGGCCAGCCCGGCTATGCTGGCTCGGATGGCCGGTTCGCACGCTTTGACTCCCCCCAGAGCGGGCTTAACGCGGCCGATAAGTTGCTCGCCAGCTACAACAAGAACCAGGGCATCAATACGGTTGCCGGCGTCGTCAACCGCTGGGCTCCTGCCAGCGATGGCAACCCTGTCTCGGCCTATGCCTCGACGGTCGCCAAAGACATGGGCGTCGATCCGAACCAGCCGCTCGACTTCACCAACCCACAAGTGCGGCAGTCGCTCGCGCTTGCCATGGCGAAATTCGAGAACGGCAAGCCGGTGCAGATGGCGCAGGCTAACCCGAACGCCGCAAACCTTCCGGGTGCCCCGCAGCCGAATGCTCCTGTCGGCAATCGCTCTAGCGTTCAGATCCCGCCCGATGTGCAGGCGGCCATTCGTTCCCTCGGCTCTGACCCGCGCACTCGCCCGCAGGCGTTGCAGCTCTACATGCAGTATGCAAAGCCGGTTGAGCAAATCCAGCCGATGTCGCCTGAGCAGCGCAAGCAATGGAACGTGCCGGAAGGTGTTTCGGCCGGCATCGATTCCGTAACCGGAAAGCCCGTCTTTTCTCAGCCGGCCAATAGCGTCAACGTCAATACGGCAGCAAACCCCGTCCTGGAGGGCGTAGGCAAGCAGCTGGTTGACCAGCGCAAGAACGCGCAGGTTGCGGCGACCCAGACCATTCCCTCGATCTTTGAAGCCCGAAAGGCTCTGGACGAGGGCGCGAAAACTGGCTTGTTCGCGGAAGGCAAGGTCAACCTTGAAAAGGCCGGGGCGTTGTTTGGCCTTGATGCGTCGCAGGCGGCGAATACCGAGGTTCTGCGGTCTGCGATCGGATCTGGCGTTCTGGCCCACATCAAGGAGCTCGGTGCCAACCCGTCCAACGCCGACCGGACATATATCGAAAAGGTCCAGGGCGGCCAGATCAGCCTCGAGGAGGGCAGTATTCGCCGCATCCTCGACATTCAGGAGAAGTACGCCCGCCAGGCGATCCGCAACTTCAACAACGACGCCAAGAAGCTGATGAGCGTGCAGGGCGGGAATGAGGCTTACAAGAGCATCGCCCCCCTGATGCAGTTGGACGAGCCGGGGCAGTACGTCGCGCCGGAGAAGAAGGCTTCGCCTGCTACGTCTCAGCCTGCCGCTCCGGCCACTCCCCAGCCGGGATTTATCAAGGACGGATATCGGTTCAAGGGCGGCAATCCGGCCGATCCGAATAGCTGGGAGCAAGTGACCTGATGCCCGGTCCTTGGGAAGCCTATCAGACGCAAGCGCCACAGGCGCCCGTTTCTGGGCCTTGGGAAGCCTATGCGGCCCCGCAGGAGCAGGGTCGCGGCGTGGTGGACAAACTCCTTGGGCTGACCGGAGAACGCTATCAGACGTGGCCGGAAAGGGCTGTGAGGGGCCTTGTGAGCGGGGCTGTCTCTGGCGCTACGCTGCCGGGCGATGTCATGGCCGGGAAGGCGAGCCCGGATGATACCGGGCGCGTGCTGGAATTGGCGACTATGGGGACGCCTGCAAGCGCAGCCGCACGGGCTGGGGAAATGGCAATCCCAGGCGTTGCTAAGGCAGTGTCAGAAAAGCCAGCCGTTGTCCCCACGACGGCCGAATTGGCAAGGGCTGGTGGTGCTGATATAAGTGCTGCCACCAAATCTGACCTGCGCATTCCCTCGCAGGCGGTAGCTGATTATAGCCGCTTGGTGCAGCAGCGGATTGGTGTTCACCCAGTCGATGCCGAAAAGACATTTGCCAAGCTCAAGGAATTGGAGCAGCCGCCCGCCGGCTCCTTCTTTACCCCAGCAGACCTCCAGGCCCTCCGAGGCTCCCTCCAGGACACCGCGCAAAACTTCAATCCCAACGCGGCAAAGGATCAGTTGGCGGCCAGCAGAGCAATTAAGGAATTTGATAACTTCCTTCGTTCGCTTGGCCCGCAGGACACTATGGCTGGACCCGTTGCCACCGGCCCCGCCACGCGAGACCAGATCGTTGCACAGGCCCTCGCAGGAAAGCGGGAAGCCGACCGCGTTGCAGGGCTCTTTGAGCGCGGACGCGGAAACTATGCTCCCGCGATGCGTTCAAATGCTATCAATGGCGAACTTGACCGCGCCACCACCGGAGTTCTTGAGCGCGCCGAAGGACGAGCACAGGCAGCAAATTCCGGCCGAAACATCGACAACACTATCCGGCAAAAAGCAGAGTCTATGCTCGAGAAGCCCAAGGAAGTCTCCGGGCTGAACGATGCAGAAGTCGCCGCGCTTGACCGTGTTGTGCAGGGTGGCGCGGGCAGGAATACTGCGCGCTACCTCGGCAACGTGCTAGGTGGCGGTGGCGGCATGGGGCAGGCCCTGTGGGGCGCTGGCGGCGCGGCGGCCGGCACCTTGGCCGGCGGGCCTATCGGCGGGGCAATCGGAGCGGCGGCCCCAACACTTGCTGGTGCTACCGCAAAGGGCATCGCAAACATCCTCGCCAGGCGAGATTTGCGCGCC